TTACCTCAAACCGAGGAAGAGGCTAGATCGGCTATAGCGGAATATCGTATAAAGCTAATCAATGATATGGTAAATTCTAGATTTTCTCAAACGATGCGAGATTATTCAGAATTTGGTTTTCCGGTTAATTCGAAGGAGTTTATAAAAAATGTAGTGATTAGTAATGAAATTTTGAAGGCGGTACTTTATCGATCCGCTAACATCCATCATCCGATGTATGAGGATGTAAAAGAATTTCGAAAAAAGTACGAAACGGGGTTGACAGCCTTGAGCGATATTGATAAACTATTTGAAGATGAAAACGAGGAGTAAATTATGTCTAATCTAAAAGGTCCTGCTGGATATATGCTTTCACAGGTTCTCAATAAGCGTACCAAAGCTGATAATCTTCAGATTGCGAAGCGCGAATATGACGAAAAATGGCTACTTTGGCAGTATAACTTTGAAGTCCATGAAGACGATTCTTTTAGCGAATTCTGGCAGATTGTTGGAGTTTACAATACTGAAGAGGGAGCACTTCTAGCTTATCAGGGAAAGTAATATGATCATTGTTGATTTTAGCCAGATTGCTCTCGCGAGTATTTTGGTAAATCCTAAATATCATTATGACATTGATAATGTGCGATATATTATTCTCAATAGTATTCGCAATATCAATTCAAAGTTTCGTAATGATTATGGTGAAATGGTTCTTGCCATCGATAGTGGTAATTCATGGCGAAAAGAAGTATATCCATACTATAAAGCAAATCGAAAGAAAAGTCGGGAAGTATCTTCACTAGATTGGAATGCAATGTTCAATATCTTGCATACAATCCGAGAAGAGATTGCAGAAAACTTTCCATATAAAGTAATCACTTCTCCGCGTGCTGAAGCGGATGATATCATTGCCACTCTTGTAAAAACATTTTCGGGTGATGATAAAATTCTCATTGTATCTGGCGATAAAGATTTCCAGCAACTTCAAAAGTATCCTAATGTAGAACAGTGGGATCATCAAAATAAGAAAATGACCAAGTGCGATATGCCAGGCGCATTTCTTATCGAACACATTATTCGTGGCGACACCTCTGATGGTGTTCCTAATATTCTTTCAAATGATGATGTTTTTGTTGTTCCTGGTTCTAGACAATCTCGAATGACTTCTGGCAAATTCCAGAAGTTCTTTGAGGATGCTATGCGTGGAAAAATGCCAGAAGATGAAAAGATTCGTCGGAACTATATAAGAAACAATATGACTATCAATCTGGATAATGTCCCAGAACATATGACAGATGCTATTTTGGAAACTTTCAATAATTATGTAGTTCCAGAAAAATCTAAAATGCTGCCATATTTCATCAAAAATAAATTGTCAAAACTTATGACAAATCTAAACGATTTTTAAGGAGTAAAAAATGAATGAAGGTTTAGGAGACATTCTTATTACATGTTCAAAAAAGAATGCACAGAAAGATAAGATTGCATATCTTCAAGAAAAGCAAAAGAAGTATCCACACATTCTCGCATTTCTAAAGTATATGTTTAAAGATAGCATTCAATTTGATCTGCCCGCAGGCCCTGTAGAAGATACAAACGGTAAGCTTCTTTATACTCCTGCAAAAAAGGAAATGGATTTACAAAACGTTCTTTATAGTAGTCTCCGTCGAATGAAGATTTTCATGCGTGGAGAATATCCTACTATGAGTAAGCGAAAGCGAGAAGAGCAATTTATTGAGCTTCTTGAATCGGTTGATCCAGATGATGCAGTCTTTCTTATTCATATGAAAGACAAGAAGAGCCCTTACAAGAGTGTCACCAAAAATCTAATCATGAAAGCATTCCCAAAGGAAACGGAGAACTGGTAAAATGGGTAAGACTTTTCGCCGACACGATGAAGATGATTATGATTATCGGCACGGTTCTAAAAAGCAACGAAAAATTGCAAGAATTCAAGAAAATCGAAGAATGGTAGAAAAACTTTATCGTGATCCTCCAGCCGATTTAGAGGATATTGAAAAGAAAAGGGCATCATGAATTTTTTAGATAAAGATAAACCTACAGCATTTATCATAGGCAACGGAAAAAGTCGCAAAGGCTTTGATTTGAATATCCTAAGACCGTATGGCAAAATATATGGTTGTAACGCTCTTTATAGAGAATTTGATCCAGACTATCTAATTGCCATCGATGAAGGTATGATTGATGAAATTCGTTCTCAACTGTCGTTTCCTTTAGAACGGTTTATTGAGCCTGATTTTTATGAAAAGTTTGAACCAGTAGCTTTACATCCAAAAGGAAATGTGCCTAGATCAAATGCTGGCATGAATGCGATGCTTGAAGCTATTCGACATGGTAATACTCAGTTGATTATGATTGGTTTCGATTTCATCGTCGCCTCTGAAGAAGTAGGAACTTCAAATATTTTTGAAGGTACTAAAAACTATGAAGGAAACACTAAAGCAACTTTTGCCGATAATGCAAATCGTATGAGATTTCTGAATTGGTTTATTGATCAGAACAAAGAAATAGATTTCATCTTTACAATTCCCAATATTGAGGGTAATATAACAATGTGGGAGTTTGCCACTGAAAAAGATGTAATCGCAATTGAAATTGACAAATTACACGAGGCACTTCATGCTACTTTTGGATAATATTTTATTTTGGTATATTGTAATTGGAACTAGTTGTGGTATTCTTTGTGCCGTCTCTCTAGTCTTTTATAAAGAAAAGTATAACTTTTTAGAAGGGGTTGTTGGAATTTTAGTTTCTTCTGTATTCTGGCCAGTGTTTTTTTATAACCTTTGTATAGCGACCGCAAAAAAACTAAAATCTAAATAAGACTAAGAGGAGAAAGAATGCCTAACTACACTTTTATGGATAAAGAGACGGGCGAAGAGTTTTCAGACTGGATGTCTAACTCAGAGCGCGAGCAATTTCTTCTTGAAAATCCAAACATTCAACAAGTTCTATCGTCACTTAATATTGTAAGTGGCGTGGGTGGCGTCAAAACCGATGGAGGCTTTCAAGATAATCTCCAACGGATTGCGGCTGCGCACCCAAATAGTCCTTTAGCTGCTTCTATGGGATCAAAACTAGGAGTAAAGGAGGCAAAAACCAGAAACGCTCTAGAAAAATGGAGAGCAAAACGTGATAAATCAAGTAGCTAGGAGACTATTGTAGGGCATAAACTAAAGAGGAAAAATCTTTTATGTCAGCAATGGAATCTTACGATAACGTTACACCTTTCAATAAACTAAACAAAAAAGAAAGAAGAGAACTAAGACGCCAAGGTAATTTAGAACTTAAATATATTACACCTAAAACAGAAAATCAACGTAAAGCATTTAATTATTATGACGATGAATACAATCTTTCATTACTAGGATATCCTGGTACTGGAAAAAGTTTTATATCTCTTTATCTTGCTCTAAACGAAATTGAAAAAAATAATTTCAATTCTCCTAAAAGTGTCACTGTTGTAAGATCAATTGTTCCTAGCCGTGATGTAGGATTTCTACCCGGCTCAGCTAAAGAAAAAGCAAAAGTATACGAAGCGCCATATATCGATATCTGTAATCAACTCTATGGGCGCGGTGATGCATACGATATCCTTCAAAAGAAAGGCACTATACACTTCGAAACTACCTCCTATCTCCGAAGTATCACCATGAATGATACTATCATTATTGTTGACGAATGCCAGAATCTTTCAGACCAAGAATTACATACGATTATCACGCGCGTAGGTGAGAACTCTAGAATAATTTTTGCTGGAGACACAGGACAGAATGATTTGGTTTATAAGAAAAATGATGTTTCTGGACTACCATTCTTCTTGAAAATAATAGAAAAGATAAAATCATTCAAGATAGTAAAATTTGACGCCAACGATATCGTTCGTTCAGGTCTCGTAAAGGAATATATTATAATCAGAGAAAATATGAAGTTCACCTAAAGTTATATTTTTATATATAGACAGTAAGGAGAAAAAAATGTACTTTACTGTCTATATAACTACCAATAAAATAAACAATGTAAAAT